CCTAAAAATAGCCCCGGAGGGACAAAAGGTAGGATGTTTCTGGTCTGGAACCTGGGGTAAAGTAGGTGGGAGTAGTTATCAAGTCATACAGAACCTAAGGAGGAGTCATGGCATCTAGAGCCAAGCCTTCTCAGCAAGGCCGATCTCAGAGACCTCCGGCGACAACTCTGGAAGGCAGAGAGAACCAGATGGTCTCTTTGGCTGTGGATCTTGCCGAGAAGCAGCTGATGGAGGGAACTGCGTCGGCTCAGGTTATCAGTCATTACCTGAAGCTTGGGTCAACCCGGGAAAGATTGGAGCAGGACCGTCTAGAGCAAGAGAATGAACTGCTCAAGGCCCGTGTTGATGCTATGGCTTCGGCAAAGAAGGTCGAAGAGTTGTATGCACAGGCTCTGAATGCCATGAGGTCCTACGCAGGTCTCGAAGAGCCAGAGATCCTTGATGATTAGAACTTATTCAGAGTTAATGAGCTTTGACACATTCTTAGATCGATTCAAGTACCTCTCTTTGCGAGGAAAGCCTGGTGATATTACCTACGGTTTCGATCGGTACCTAAATCAGCAGTTCTATCAGTCCACAGAGTGGCGACGTCTTCGTAATCACATCATATTACGTGACAATGGGTGCGATCTGGGTATTGATGGTCATGAGATTCATGCAAAGCTGCTGATCCATCACATGAATCCCATGCAAAGAGGCGATGGGTTTATGGATGCACTAGACCCTGAGTTCCTTATTACGACCACGCATAGAACCCACAATGCAATCCATTACGGCGACGAAAGTCTACTTCCCAAGCCTCCAATCACTCGGATGAGGGGCGACACGAAACTCTGGTAGAGGAGGTGATCATTGTGAGCGACAGCATCCTTGATAGCACAAAGAAGATCCTCGGAATCGATGCCGATTACACCGTCTTTGATCTCGATGTCATCACGCACATCAACTCTGTGTTCACCACGCTGACACAACTGGGTGTTGGGCCTGTTACTGGGTTCTACATCGATGACTCATTGGCAACGTGGGATGACTATCTCACTCCATGGATGAATCTGAACGCTGTCAAGTCATACATGTATCTTCGGGTTCGCCTTCTCTTCGATCCTCCGGCAACATCGTTCCACATCGCCGCTTTGGAGAAGCAGATCCAGGAACTCGAGTGGCGCTTGAATGTTCAGGTTGACTCAGGACCCGTTCCTGGTCCTCTCGTTATCATCGTGGAGGACTGATGGCCACCGGGACTACGTACAAGATCCAGCTTCGGCGAGGTACTGCAGCAGAATGGACTACTGCCAATCCTGTTCTTGGTTCTGGTGAGCCGGGTTTCGAGACTGACACGGGTTTGATCAAGATTGGTGACGGAACAAAGACGTGGACCGCTCTTTCCTATACTAACGTCAACGTGTCTTATGCTCCGATCAACTCTCCGGTCTTTGTCGGTAATCCGACAGCTCCCACTCCGCCCGTTGACGACAATGACACAAGTATTGCAACAAGTGCCTTTGTTATTGGTCAGGCATATGACGGTGTTATGGGTTCGGACATAGCAGCAACAACTCCTGGGGTGAGTAAGCGTTGGGCCAGAGGAGATCATCGGCATCCGCCGGATCCGACTATCCAGTTTCTCCCAATCGGGTCCATTATTATGTACGGCGGATCGACTGCTCCAGATAGTAAGTGGCATTTGTGTGATGGAAGTGCTCACGGTTCCGCCGCTCTGCAAGCAATCATTGGTTCCGCAAATACTCCAGATCTACGTAACCGATTTGTCGTTGGTGCTGGATCGACTTACGCTCAAGCCTCGACAGGCGGTGCTACCACACACGTCCATGATGGTAGTACGCTGTATGCAAAGATTTACTCGTCGGCCGCAGTTATCAATCAACTTCGAAGTGCAACTCCTCCGGCTTGGAACATGTCTCATACAGTCACAGGTGCGTCAGGAACTACCGGTTCTGGGTCGGTTGCAGCTGGTACAGCAGTCGATGGCAACACCGGGTCTGCATCTAGTCTTCCACCATATTACGCTCTAACTTACCTGATTAAGAAAGCCTGAGAGGGGCGGCCATGTCATACCAGACTAAGGCAGATGCATACGCAGATCCAGCTACTCGTGCTCGTATTGATATCTGCTCGACTGAACAAGCGTATGTCTATGTCAACGATGGTCGTCCGGACATTGCTTGGCTTGGGCTGGCAGTTATTGGACGTCATCCGTTGGCACTTCAAGCTCTTTCGGCAGGTGCCTGCGCATCTCCCAACGGCGATACACTCGATGACGACACAGCTCTTCTTGGCGCTATCCAATCGGTATGGCCTGTCGTTGCTGCTGCTCTGTACGTTCCGCCGGCTGAAGAAGAGGAGGCTATTCCGTGAGTACTCTCGATACGAGGCCAGAATCAGTTGACGTTCTTGCTTATGCTGGGGATACCCTTGAGCTTACTGTTGTGGCTCCGGGTAGCCTGGTCACCGGCAAGACCTGGAAGGCTGACGTCAAGGCAACGACGGATGCTGTCGCGATTGATGCCTCATGGGATATTACTCCTCCCGTTGCAAATGGAGGACCCGCCTTTATTACCTTGGACTCTGCCACCACAAGGCTGCTGGCCTCTATGGGAACTCAGACCAGGGCGAAGAATCGAGCCGGCAAGGTCGTAGATGTTATTCGATACACCGGGGTCTTCGATGTTCAGATCTCTCTCGCTGGTAGCGACCCTGTGAGGACTCTTCTGAAGGGAACTCTCGCTATTGATCAGGATGTGACCCTATGAGTAGCGTCGACGTTGTTGTAGATGATGTTACGATCGTCGTCTCAGTCGATAATCCTGTTATTCAGGTCACGATCGGCGGTCCTTCTGATGGTGGAGGCGGGGGTGGTGGTCTTGACCAGGCTACTGCCGACGCTCTCTACGTCAACAAGACTGGGTCTGACGATCAGACGATTGAAAGCAATCTTGATATCTGGGGAACTCTCAGCTCAGGCGGATATTATGCCGGCGGAGACATCGAGAACGAGGGAAAGGTTTCAACTCACGGTCTGGTTGTCTTTAATGGCGATCGTACTCAGTACGGGGTTCAGATTCGACGTACACAGCCCGCCGTTGACACGAACGACCCAGAGATCTTTGCTATTTACAATGGTACAGGAATCTCAGACAATGAGCGAGGGTCCTGGGCCAATGAGCGGGGTCAGTGGCGCACGTCGAACATTCCTGCTCCCGGCGAAGATGCTCTTAAGATTATTGGTGCAACAGCTGCTACCGGTAACATGATCGTAGCGACAAAGCAGGACGGAACAATCGTCTTCCGAGTCGGTCCGAATGGAACTACGATCGCAGAACTGGGTCTTAGGCTTGTTGCCGGTGCTGCCCTTGGACGAGTGCTTGTTGGTGATGGTTCTGGCAATGCTACCTGGCAGCCCGTTCCGTGTGCTACAGGAGTTGCAGCTCCTGCATCTCCATATGTGGGACAGCTCTGGGCGGACCCGAACTAATGGGAAAGCTCAAGCAGTGGACCGGAACAAAGTGGGCCCCAGTTAAGCGATGGTCAGGGACTAGGTGGGACCAGGTATATTCTTACGATGGAGCCTGGGGTTCAAGCGGTCCTCCGACTACTCCTACCGTCATTGGCCACACCGAGGGAATCGATCTTCCTGCTGGAGCTACGACATTCCAACCGACTCTTCCAAGCGGATTGGTTGCAGGAGATCGTATCATCCTCGCGATGATGTGTACCGACAACTCTACCGGAGTTACGATTACGCCAACAGTTCCGGCTGGTTGGACTGTTCAAACACCACTTGCGAATCAGGGAACTTGTCAGAGGGTTCTTCTTGCGGCCACATATACGGCGGGCCTAGTTGCACCGTCCTGGGTGCTTTCCGCAGCTCGTCGAAACGCTTACGCGTGCGTGGCCGTACGCCCGGCAGCAGGACAAGTTATCGGATCCACTGATATTCCTGCATCGGGAACGGATCTCGTTGCTCCTTCAGTTACTGCCACAGCAGTTGGAATTGTGATTCGGCTGTTCCTTCGCAAGGATAATATCTCAACCAACATTACTCTTCCAGCTGGCCATACCCAGATTGGTAAGGTTATCGGAACGACTGGACCTGCTCCTCACGTTCTTACATGCTCTGCACCGATTGCTGCAGCAGGAGCTACAGGTACTGCAACCGCTGTATGTACTGCCGCTTCGGCAAACGGAACATCCTGGACGGTGGCGGTGAGTTAAATGTGGAGTCGGCTCGTGGACAAATTCGGTTTGTTATTCATCTCTGGCTTTCTATTGGGGGTATCTGCAGCTCGAGTCTGGAGTATCCCCGCAGGCGAGATGTTCGCGGCCGTTTTGCTGGGAGCATCGATGGTCTTACTCGGTTTCGCTGCTCGAGAGTGGATCGAGACTGATAGGAAAGATGACAAATGACTGAACCTGCCTCAGGATTCTCCATTCTAGACAGAACCGGTTTGATGTTGGGTAGTTGCGGTACAGAGGAACATCGATCTCTATTTATGTCGGTCAATGATAGCTCTGGACGCGGTAAACTGCACTACGAGATGGTAGCAGAAGCTCGTGTGATATGTGAGGACTGTCCGATCCTTGCAGATTGCCGTCTATATGCTGAGAAAGAAGAAGAAGTTTACGGCATGTGGGCCGGTGTATACCACGACCGTTCAAGAGGGCGACGATCGATGAAGAGATGGAGCTGAGATGATGCATATTGGTGTAAACGAGCACATGGACTGGGATTACCAGCGAGATGATACTCTCAGGCACAAGCTTCTTGACGAGGCTGAGACCTGGGGAGCGGATTTCATTCGTCTGGACTATGCCTGGGCGAGTATTCAGCCCAGCAATGCCGATCAGTGGGACTGGGCCGAGCTGGACAAGTACGTCGGAGAGTGTGCAGAGCGCGATCTGCAGGTTATGATCATGCTTTACATGGCACCTGCCTGGGCCACAGGTAATGGTGGGAAGCCCGGTGTTCCACAAGATGCAGAGAAGTATGGCGAGGCTTTGGGTCAGATCGGTAAGCGATATGGCAAGGCTCTTATCGCTGTCGAGATGTGGAACGAGCCGGATCTTCCTGGTTTCTGGGCAGGTACCAACGCTCAGTTTGTGACCATGCTCGCCGAAGCATATCCCGTCGCTAAGAGTCTTGCTCCAGACACCATCTTCATCGCGGGCGCACCCACGTATATTGGGCTTGCTCCTCCTGATATGTGGTACCCCAACAGCTACAACGATGACCGCTTCCGCCCAGGAGTCTCTTTCGACGCAGTTGCTGTGCATCCGTACATGTCTCCTTCAGATCTTCCTCCGTGGGCTCCAGACAGTGACTGGTCGGTCCGAGGAATTGCTCGTCTTCAGGAGATTCGGAAGACTCACGGGGATGAGAGTCCCCTCTGGGTTACTGAGTTCGGATGGAGTACGCATTCGAATCAGGGTGATGAGGAGAACCATACACGAGGTGTTTCTGAACAGCAGCAGGCTTCATATTCTGTCGCTGAGTTTGCAATGCTGAGTCTCATGGGTATTGAGGGTGCAGCAATTTACACCGATATGGACATGGCGCAGACCTCAGCTCCGCATGAGAGGAATTTCGGTATTTTCCGTACTGATGCCTCAGCAAAGCCGGTTCTCGATGCGTTGGTCAAGTACTTCGACGCGGAACTTCCTCCCCCAGTTCCGGAAGATGACTTGGAAGCTCGTGTGACTGCTCTTGAGGATATTGTCGATCGACTAGTTGAACCAGTTCAGATGATTCTCGATATTCTGACAGGACAGGAGGGCTAATGGACCAAACAGAGGACTACGAGGTGGTCTGGGCTCTTGAATCACGTGCTCAAGAGCTTGGATGGCACCGAACTAGGAGAGTTGTTAATCCTAGACGGATTATGATCATCCTCGAGAAGGATCTCGAGCCCGAACCTGGAGAAGGAAGGAGTGACCCCGCATGACCGGAGAACGTGTTCTGATTATCATTGCACTCATCCTCGCGATTGTTGCCCTTGGCTTCTGGATTGCGAACCAGGTATGAGTTCCCCACGAGGTATTGAGGAACGCATCGATTGGTTTCTTGGCCATAATCCAAGTGATCGAGGCATGTGCGCACAGCATACTTGGCAGAGTCTCGGCGGGGATTACGGCAACCCTGCGGCATGGAGCTGCGATGATGCCAACGAGTGCGTTGACAAAGTAAAGGCAAGCGGGCGGTTCTGGACTCCTAGTACTTGGTCTGGTCCGCCCCCTAAAGGAGCTTGGCTTGGCTATAAGTACGGTAGTAATGGTCATGCTTGCCTTTCACTTGGTGATGGCAGGATTGCTACTACTGACCCTGGAAATGGAGCAATGGTTGGGATTGAAGACCTCGATTACCCCAATAAGTGGGGAGCCTCAGGCTGGGATGTCTGGACCGATCAGTATAATGGGGTTCGATTCGAGGTTGGCGACGGAGTCGATGAAGGGGATGTCTATCTGTCAAAGCTGATCTATGGTCAGGAAGACTCAGATAGTGTTTCTCGGCTGCAAGTAGCCCTGAATGGTCATAAATTGGAGGGTGGTTCAAATCTTCCCATTACTGGCAACTATTTCGACCAAACTGATCATGAGGTTCGTCTTTGCCAGCAGCAGCACGGCTTCGGCGACGACCCTGTTGGAGCGTCGAGTGTCGGGCCGTCACAAGCTGACCATCTCTTTGCTGGTACGGGTAATAATGTCATCAATGATCTTCCAGACATTGTTCCGCCAGAACCACCCGATCCGCCTGATCCCGAATCTCCGGAGCCGGAGCCAGAAGGAACGATCGAAGGCTACGGTACATGGGACTGGTACTCAGGCAAGAAGTCTGGCCCTGTCACGATCAGTCCGAGTGCGGGATGGGTTGATCTACCGGGGTTGAAGCAGCCTGCTAGTGGTAAGAAGGAGGGTAATCCACGTGATCATCATTTTATTTACACACGTTGGGAACTCCCTTCGAATAGGTCTGCCGATCGTGTTGGTGAAGTCCGCTGGGTTCGGGATGATGGCGATGCCACTGCCTACGATTATCGTTACATGGGTCTGAAGAAGAACTCCTATGGTTGGGGTTCCTATCACACCGAAGCAGGTAGTGGTATTGGTGGAAAGTGGCAAGCCCGAGTCACTGGTGGTACTGATCCAGTCAAGATCACGACCAACTATGCAAAGACAGAGATCGAGTGGCAGGAACAGATGGAACTAGTCTCGACTGAGACTTTGTCACCAAAGCGCGACTGGACTCCTACCGTCATGCTGGCGATTGCTATCATCATTCTGGCTTTGTCCATCCTTAGTCTCTTCGTGGACTAACGTCAAAATGGGAGGAGTTTCCATGAAGTCCCAGACAATTGATGAAGTTCTGGAACACTACGGCATCAAGGGAATGCACTGGGGTGTTCGAAAGACGGCTTCTGCTCCTTCCGGATCACCCGAACCCGTTGTCGTCAAGACTAAGCGTGGGATGATCAAGACTTCTGGAGGAGCAGGTCATCCTGTCTCTGAGGATGCAAGAAAGGCTGCTGAAGGTCGTCGAAAGGCGAAGGAGAGTGGGCCCAACTCTCTTACCAATGCCGAGATGCGAGCTGTCGTAGAACGGATGAATCTTGAGCAACAGTTCTCTAAGTTGAACACGAAGCAGAAGAGTACTGGGCAAGACTTTGTAAAGTTTGCTCTTCAGAATCCAGAGATCCTTCAGAAGTCGTATGGGCTGTGGAAGCCACAGTCTCGAGATGAGCGAATGAAATCTGCTATGGAGCTTGGCGCTTCAGTAGCCAAGGCAGTAGCAAAGAAGAAGAAGTAGGGGTTGGTGATATGACTCTCTCCAATAAGGCGGTGCCCTTTTACTATGGCCAGTTCAGGGATGCCGTACTGAGGGGGGAGATTCCTGTCAATCGAGAGATCTCTATGGAGATGAATCGAATTGATGCGCTTATTGCCAACTCAAAATTCTATTACGATGATGAAACTGTTGAGGGATTCGTTCGCTACTGCGAGAATGAACTAACTCTAACCGACGGAAGCGACCTCCATCTCCTCCCCTCGTTCAAACTATGGGCCGAACAGATCTTCGGATGGTACTACTTCGTCGAGCGTAGCGTCTACCAACCTTCCCCGGACAACCACGGTGGGCGCTACGTCTCGAAGGTCATCAAGAAGAGGTTAACGACCAAGCAATATCTGATCGTAGCCCGAGGCGCAGCTAAGTCAATGTATGCCTCATGTCTGCAGAGTTACTTTCTGAATGTCGACACATCAACGACGCACCAGATTACCACGTCGCCTACAATGAAACAGGCTGACGAAGTAATGTCTCCTATTCGAACAGCGATCACTAGAAGTCGAGGGCCTCTGTTTAAGTTCCTCACTGAGGGATCGATGCAGAACACAACAGGCAGTCGGGCCAATAGAATGAAGCTGGCACCGACCAAGAAGGGCGTCGAGAACTTTCTAACCGGCTCCCTCCTTGAAGTTCGACCGATGACCATCAACAAGCTCCAGGGTCTGCGTCCTAAGGTCTCTACGATTGATGAGTGGCTGTCTGGTGACATTCGAGAAGACGTTGTTGGTGCTGTTGAGCAAGGAGCATCCAAGCTTGAAGACTATTTGATCGTCGCTATCAGTTCTGAGGGAACCGTTCGTAATGGTTCTGGCGACACCATCAAAATGGAACTAGCTGACATTCTTAAGGGAGAGTATCTAGCTCCTCACATTTCTATCTGGCACTATAAGCTAGACGATTTGGAGGAAGTTGCTCAACCAGAGATGTGGTTGAAGGCAAACCCCAACCTCGGTTTGACAATCTCATATGAGACCTACCAATTGGATGTTGAACGAGCAGAGAAGGCTCCTGCTTCTCGTAACGACATCCTTGCAAAGCGCTTCGGAATTCCTATGGAGGGTTACACCTACTTCTTCACCTACGAGGAAACTCTTCCCCATCGTCCTCGTGAGTTCTGGAAGATGCCGTGTGCTCTTGGAGCTGACCTTTCACAAGGTGACGACTTCTGTGCTTTTACCTTCCTATTCCCTCTTCCAAGCGGGAAATTTGGGGTTAAAACCAGGAGTTACATCTCGTCTTTGACCCTTGCTAAGCTGCCCGGTGCTATGCGTCAAAAGTATGAGCAATTTCTTCGAGAGGGAAGTCTGCACGTTCTAGAATGCACTGTTCTAGACATGATCGAAGTGTACGAGGACTTGGAGCGGTTCGTAGAGGATTCTGAGTATGACGTTAGGACTCTCGGCTTCGACCCATACAACGCAAAGGAATTTGTTAGTCGTTGGGAACAAGAGAACGGTCCTTACGGTATTGAGAAGGTCATTCAGGGTGCTCGTACTGAATCCGTTCCCCTTGGTGAGATCAAGATCCTTAGCGAAGAGCGAATGCTTATATTCGATCAAGACCTGATGCAGTTCGCGATGGGTAATGCTATCACTCTCGAAGATACAAACGGCAACCGAAAGCTTCTTAAGCGGCGTCAGGAGGAGAAGATTGACAACGTTTCTGCACTTCTTGATGCTTACGTGGCTTACAAGGCGAATAAGGAGGCCTTTGAATGAGTGAGATGACGAGGGAACAAGCACTAGAACATTTCGGTGTCAAGGGAATGCACTGGGGTACAAGGAAGGCAAACCCAGGACCAATCGGTCGTACGGCCAGGAAAGTCGCTACATATCAGACCCAGGATATGATTGAGTCGCACAAGAAGGCTCTTGAGGGCCGAGGAATCGAAGGCTTTCTCGCGAAGGCAGACAAATATACTTGGGGTGGTGGCGGACGATTCGAGGGTTATCACAACAAGAAGATCTCTGAGCTAGAGCGTTCTGTTGAGCGCATTGCCAAGGGAGAATTGGTTGCGACTACGATTCTGTTCGGTCCGCAGTATACCAAGGAAAAGAAGAAGTAGCCGCACAATCGTCTGCGCAGAGGAGGTGACATATGGCAAGCTTTGGAGCTAGACTAAGGCACGCATGGAACGTATTCAGCGATAATGATCGTCTCCAATTTGGATCGTTTGATATTGGCGGTGGCTATGGGGTTCAACCAAGTCGTAGCAGTATGCCTATTATCAACGAACGAACCATTATCTCGTCTATTTACACGCGTCTAAGTATTGACGTCGCCTCTAATGTTATTCGACACGTTCGACTCGATGATGCTGGACGATACGTAGATGATATTGAGAGTGGACTGAATGAGTGTCTTCTAGTTGAGGCAAACCTAGATCAGGCAGCTACTGCATTCCGTCAAGATATTGTCATGACGATGTTCGAGCATGGTATCGCCGCTATTGTTCCTGTCGATACGACGATTAATCCAACTACTACTGGCGGATACGACATCAAGACACTTCGTGTCGGAACGGTCGTTCAGTGGTACCCCGAACATGTCCGAATCAACCTCTACAACCAGAAGACTGGTCGTCGAGAAGAAGTCACGCTTCCGAAGTCGACTGTGGCTTTGGTTGAGAATCCGCTTTACAATGTCATGAATGAGCCTAACTCAACCCTTCAGCGGTTGATTCGAAAGTTGGGTCTTCTGGATGTTGTAGACGAGCAGTCCAGCTCCGGAAAGCTTGACCTCATTATTCAGCTCCCATACGTTATTAAGTCTGATGCCCGCCGCGCACAAGCTGAAATGCGACGTAAGGACATTGAACAGCAACTGCAGGGTAGCAAGTACGGAATTGCCTATACAGATGGAACCGAGAAGATCACTCAGCTCAATCGCCCAACAGAGAACAACCTTCTCAAGCAGGTCGAGTATCTTACGGGAATGCTCTATAGTCAGCTTGGTCTTACTGAAGATGTCATGAATGGTACGGCTGATGAGAAGTCAATGCTGAATTACCAGAATCGCTCTATCGCTCCGATCCTTGGGGCCATCTCTGAGGCTATGAAGCGTTCTTTCCTCACGAAGACTGCTCGTTCGCAGATGCAGTCGATTATGTACTTCTCTGATCCCTTCAAGCTGGTCCCCATCAGTGAGATTGCTGATATCGCTGACAAGTTCACTCGTAATGAGATTGTTTCCTCGAATGAGATTCGTCAGATCGTTGGCATGAAGCCCTCGAAGGAACCAAAGGCAGACGAGCTTCGTAATAGCAACATGCCTCAGTCTGAATTGGGTGCTCCTGTGCCCGGAAGTAAAGCTTTGATCCCTGACACCGTCGGGGCCGGAACTACACCAACAATTAAGGAAGGAGCCAGTCAAAATGGAAGCTGATTTCAGCGGCTACGCCACGAAGGCCGGTCTCAAGTGCTCCGACGGTCGAACGATCATGCCCGATGCTTTCAAGCACATGGACGGTATGACTGTTCCTCTGGTCTGGCAGCACGGTCACAAGGAACCGGGTAACGTCCTCGGCCACGCCGTTCTTGAGAATCGTACCGATGGTGTTTACACCTACGCGTACTTCAATGAGACTGAGAGCGGAAAGAGCGCAAAGACCCTCGTTCGACACAAGGACATCACTGCTCTCTCGATCTATGCGAACAAGCTCCTCGAGAAGGGTAAGAGCGTCATCCATGGGTCCATCATCGAGGTGAGTCTCGTCCTTTCAGGCGCAAATCCCGGGGCTCTCATCGACAATGTCAATCTGGCGCATTCCGATGGCGAAGTTGAGACTCTCGAGGATGAGGCCATCATCTACACCGGTCTCACTCTGGAGCACGAGGATAAGCCGGTTGTTCATGCTGCAGCAGACCAGACTCTGCAGGATGTGTACGAATCCCTTACTGCCGAGCAGAAGGATCTAGTTCACTTTATGATCGGTGCGGCTCTTGAGGCTGCCGACGGCACTGCCGCGCATTCCGATGAGAAGTCTGACGACAAGTCCAATGATACGCCCGAGGAATCCCTCACGCACCAGGAAGGTACTGAAATGCCGCGTAACGTCTTCGAGCAGAACGAGGAAACCCCCAAGACTCCTCGTCAGACGCTCACCCACGATCAGGTCCGCTCCATCATCGAGGACGCCAAGAAGACCGGCTCCATGAAGGAGTCTGTCCTGGCCCATGCGGTGACGTACGGTATCGAGAACATCGACTACCTGTTCCCGGATGCTCGCACCATCGCGAATTCCCCGGAGTTCGTCGCGCGTCGGATGGATTGGGTTGATGGGGTCCTCACGGGAACTCGTCACTCGCCGTTCTCCCGCATCAAGTCGCAGTCTGCGGATATCACGCACCCTGAGGCTCGTGCCAAGGGTTACGTCAAGGGCAGTCTGAAGAAGGAGGAGTGGTTCAAGCTCGAGCAGCGAGTGACGACCCCTCAGACCATCTACAAGAAGCAGAAGCTCGACCGCGACGACATCATCGACATCACGGATCTCGACGTGGTGGCCTGGCTCAAGGCTGAGATGAGGGTCATGCTTGACGAGGAGATCGCTCGCGCTGTTCTCGTCGGCGATGGTCGTGACGTTGCTGACCCGGACAAGATCCAGGAGGATCATATTCGTCCGATCGCAACCGATGACGAGTTCTACTCTCACCAGACGATCGTGAACAAGTCTGTGGTCGGGGATGCACTCGTCGATGCGGTCATCCTGCAGCGTGAGTTCTACCGCGGGTCGGGTAATCCGGCGATGTACACCACGGAGCGGGCTCTCACTGAGCTGCTGGTCGTCAAGGACACCACGGGCCGGCGTCTTTACGCGACGGAGGCAGAGCTGGCTGCGGCGCTTCGCGTGTCGAAGATTGTTGCCGTTCCGGTCATGGAGGATGCCGAGATCATTGACGTTGGTGACGGCACCACGGTCCATGACCTCCTCGCGATCCTTGTCAACCTGTCCGACTACACGCTGGGTGCCGACAAGGGTGGCGCGGTTGCGATGTTCGACGACTTCGACATCGACTACAACCAGTACAAGTACCTGATCGAGACCAGGCTGTCGGGCGCTCTGACGAAGTTCAAGTCTGCTCAGATCATCGGTCGCAAGAAGGTCTAACAAGGAGCAAACATGGCAAGGTTCTACGGCCGAATCGGTTATGGAGAATCCGTAGAAACTGCGCCTGGGGTATGGCAGGACATCATCGTTGAATATCCATATTATGGCGATGTTGTCAGAAATGCCAGAACTCTCCAAAGTGATGAGAAGGTCAATAATGATCTCTCTGTGGGGAATTCGATCAGTATAGTCGCTGATGCCTATGCTAACGAACATTTCTTCGCCATTCGGTATATTCAGTGGGCGGGGACTCTATGGGTCGTCTCAGACGTCGAAGTACAGAGTCCCCGTCTCCTGCTGCGATTGGGAGGAGTCTACAATGGCCCAACGGCTTGAGCTTCAGGCTATCCTGGAGCTGATTCTGGGGAGTCCTAATGTATATTTCCAGCCTCCTAACAATGTGCAGATGAAATATCCGGCTGTCGTATACCAGATCGACCAATACGATGTTCGTCATGCAGATAATAAGAATTATCGTAGGCAAACTCGCTATCAGGTGACTGTTATCGATCGAGATCCTGATAGTGGGATCCCAGACGTGGTCGCCGATCTGCCCCTATGCTCATTTGAGCGATTCTTTGTAGCAGACAATCTGAATCACAACGTCTTCAACCTGTTCTTTTAGGAAGGAATAGTCATGGTTGCTCTCACCTGGGATCAGACCGGCGAACGTCTGTTCGAAACCGGTGTTGATCACGGCGTGCTGTACATCCCGGATGCTGCGGGAGAGTACTCAACGGGTGTCGCGTGGAACGGTCTCACGACCGTCACCGAGAAGCCCAGCGGGGCTGAGTCGAATCCTCAGTTCGCTGACAACATCAAGTACCTGAACCTCCTCTCGGCAGAGGACTTCGGGATTACCATCGAGGCCTTCACCTACCCGCCGGAGTTCGGCGAGTGCGACGGATCAGTCTCGCCGTCAGATGGTCTGACTATCGGCCAGCAGTCTCGGAAGAGTTTCGGGTTCAGCTTCCGGACGAAGATCGGCAACGATGTGGAGGGTAACGACCACGGTTACCGCTTGCATCTCGTCTATGGCTGCCTCGCCGCTCCCTCGGAGAAGGCCTACGCCACCGTGAACGACTCCCCGGAGCCGGTCACCTTCAGCTGGGAGGTCACTACCTCTCCGGCTCCTGTCACGGGGCACAAGCCGACTGCGCTGATCACTGTTGACTCGACGATTGTCGATCCGGCAGATCTTACGGCGCTCGAGGCGCTTCTCTATGGTGGGGCTGCAGGGGAGCCGACGCTGCCGACCCCGGACGAGGTCATCGCTCTGTTCGGAACTCCGTAATTTGAAAGGGGGCCAGAGAGTGCTCACTATTACTATTCCTGGAACTGAACTCTATGACGAGGTTACGGAAGAGTTCACCACAACTGGGGATGTTACCCTCGAGTTAGAGCATTCTCTGGTCTCCCTGTCAAAATGGGAGGCAATCTTCGAAAAGCCCTTCCTGGGATCTGAGACAAAAACCTCAGAAGAGGTCATTTCCTACATAAAGGCAATGGTCACCTCAAAAAATCCCCCGGAGGAAATTTTCCACAGACTTTCCCAAAAGAACTTCGATGATGTCAATAGATACATCGATGCGAAGATGTCTGCTACTTGGTTCAACGAGCCAAAGACTACTTCTCGTAGCAGAGAGATCATCACGGCAGAGCTGATTTACTATTGGATGATTGCTTTCAACATCCCCATCGAGTTCGAGCATTGGCATCTGAATCGGCTCTTCACTCTGATCAAGATCTGCAACCTCAAGCAGCAGAAGCCTAAGAAGATGTCTCGTTCGGAGATCCTGGCACAGAATCGTCAGTTGAATGAACAGCGACGGGCTCAACTGGGCACTCGAGGATAGAAGGGAGGTCACGAATGACTGCTCTTGTCTGGGACAAGATTGATGAGCGTCACTACGAATTCGGTATTGATCGAGGCGTCCTTTATGATGTGGAACACACCAAGGGAGTAGTATGGAATGGCCTTGTTTCAGTTGACGAGGCCCGGGTAGGCGGTGATTTCGAGTCACTATCCTATGACGACATCAAATACCTGGACACGGTGACAACAAGTGACTTCCAGCTTGTCCTTTCGGCCTTCTCGATGCCAATCGAATTCATGTCGTGTCTCGGCAATCCCGAAGTGGTTCCTGGATTCTATCTGACACGACAACGACGGACTAGTTTCGGTCTGTCTTATCGTACTCAGAAGAGCGATGGAACTTACAAGATTCATTTGGTCTACAATGCCACGGTCGCTCCCTCCTCGAGTTCTAGCGAGACGGCTCAGGAAAATACAGAGCCCAAGGATTTCAAGTGGACGATTGACACTCGTCCTTCATACGAGGAAGACTATCGACCTTCTTCGCATTTCGTGGTGGACTCGGGCAAAGTCACTCCTGAGAGCCTCGATATTCTCGAAGGAATTCTGTATGGATCATCAGGACTTCTGATTATTGACGGAGGAACTCCGACTAAGACTGGTCCCGAAGTTATATCTGGCGGAGATCCGAATCTGTACCCATGGGATGTTGTGATCAATGGAGGAACGCCTAACACTAACAGTTATGCATACCCCACTCTTCCTCCCCCAGGTCAGGTTATGTCAATCCTTGAGGGGGTCTAATGAGACTCGTATGGGACTCTGTAGGAGAACGGGCTTATGAGTCTGGACTCGATCGAGGAGTGCTATATTTGGATGGTACCGGATACGTTTGGAATGGTCTAACTTCGGTAGATGAGAACACCACCGACGAGGAGAATGTTCCGGTTTATATTGACAACCTCAAGGTCAGGGACATTCCTAAGATTGGCAACTTTGAGGCTGATTTAAAGGCCTACACATATCCTGACGAATTTCTGGTTTGTGAAGGCATCCGTGAGATAAACAACGTTCTGGTAGATGGGCAACTCCCGGAGGTATTCAGTCTTTCCTACCGAACTCGTGTCGGAAATGATGTAGAGGGCGTTGAAGCCGGGCATCGGATCCACCTTGTCTACAATCTCACGGCGATTCCTGACACAACGACATACCAGACTCTGTCTTTGAGCCCAGAGCCTACCGAATTCGGGTGGAATCTGGCTGGAGTTCCTCAGAGAGTTACTGGTTACCGTCCAACAGCTCACATTATATTCGACACGCGTTTCCTAACTGATGAGATGGTAGAAGGTCTCGAAGATATTCTGTATGGATCTAAATTCCGCGATCCGACCATTCCTCCCATTGATTACTTCATTGGATGGGCAAATGAGTGGGGTCTGCTCACGATCACCAATAACGGTGACGGGACGTGGACTGCTACAGATGACGGTCAGTATATTACTATGATCGATGCTACAACGTTCCAGATTGATGCTCCGACAGTGGTTATGTTGGATGACGTTACCTATCAAGTATCCACAATCCCTGGTTAAGGAGGTCAAAATGGGAGTTGTTCAGAGTTTGACTGCCGCTCGTATGTTGGCTATCGAAGCTGCATCGGTAGTGGCAGGTGTAGTTACGGGAGACCATCTCTTCCTAACGAGGCACGACGGTTCTCAGTTTGACGCAGGTAATGTGCGAGGCCCTGCAGGTAAGCCCCAGACAAGGAACCTTATTAAGAACAGCAGGTTCCTCGTCAATCAACGGTGGTTCGACAACCAGTCGATGAGCAATTCCAATGCTATATTCGGACCAGACCGTTGGCGAGTTGATGCAATTGGTCTAGCTGGGTGGACTCCTGCCTGGTACAGCCTTAAGGACGAGGTCCCCGGGGCTCTTCCAGAATCTGGGAGCAAGTATGTTCGGGTTGATACTGCACTTCACCATGCCGATCCGCTCTCGCATGTATATCTCGAGCAAAGGATTGAGAGCGTTCGGTCTCTTTCTGGGACTACGGCCGTTGTTTCCTTCTGGGCCAAGATCAACACAGCAGCAAGTCAGGATATCTCAGTCTTCTTGATTCAGGTCTTCGGAACCTCGGGCTCTCCTGCCGTCACGATTCCTGCTGGTGTTGTAACGGTCACGAATACTTGGGCTCGTTATAGCGTAACGGTCAACGTTCCGTCCTTGGCAGGCAAAACCATCAATGATGCCAACAGCTATCTAAGTCTGAGGCTGTATGTTCTGGGTGGTTCTGGTAATCCTCAGGTTGGCGTTGGAATGCAGATTGACCAGTTTGATTTCTGGGGGGTTCAACTAGAAGCGGGCCTCGAGGCCACTGATCTGTATATGGCTCCCTACACCGAGGATCTTGCATCCTGTCAGAGATATTACTGGTCCAACTTCCTTCCCGCCGATCAACCGCAAGGTGCATGGATTGGAGCTTGCGCAGAGTCAACGGGGCAGGTTCGATTCTACGTCCCGTTCCCTGTTGCAATGCGAGGTATGCCTACGATCACAGGGACTCTATATTACGTAAAGCCCTCAGACGGAAGCACTCTGAATCCGTTCAGTAGTCTAACTCCTATGCTGGATACCGTATCTCTCTCCTACACGAACGACTTCGTAGGTCTCGGACTTCGAGGGAATGGCGCTTCTGGCCTAGTCATTGGACAAGCCGTCGGTGTTGCTGGATACCTGAATTTCACTGCTGAACTCTAAAGATAGGGTCGTCTAATGATCACTATCGAATCGTCAGGATCATTCCAGAACACGGAGAAATTCCTTCACAGGATGAAGGACTCTGATCTGATGACTGCTCTGGGCAAATATGGAGTGGAAGGGGTCCAAGCACTCTCTCAAGCAACGCCGCAGGATAGTGGGTTGACTGCTTCGTCTTGGTCTTATGAGATCCTCAAGCAAAATGGGAACTACACCATTGTGTGGATCAACACAAACGTTCACTCTGGAGTATCCGTTGCCGTTCTTATTCAGTATGGGCACGGAACGGGTACCGGAGGGTATGTGCAGGGACGAGACTACATCAACCCAGCAATCCAACCTATATTTGACCGAATCGCTAATGACGTCTGGAAGGTGGTGACTACTTCATGAGTAGCGTTGATAACAGAATTGTCGCAATGAAGTTCGACAACGCCGCTTTTGAGAAGGGCGTCAGCGTAACTCTGGGCACCCTCGATAAGCTGAAGCAGAGTCTTAATTTCAGCGGCTCTGCCAAGGGCCTTGACGAGGTTCAGGGGAAGGTCAACAATTTCCAGGGCGGAACGATGGAAGCCGCCGTCACAGGGATATCCGGCAAGTTCCTGGCGCTTTCCACCATCGCGATCACTGCTCTGTCGAATATCACTACCAAGGCTATCGATGCTGGAACTCAGCTAGCTAAGTCTCTCACTATCGACCCAATCAAGGCCGGCTTCGATGAGTTCGAGCTAAAGATGGGTGCCATCCAGACCATCATGGCTGGTTCTGGTGAGAATCTATCTACAGTAAACAAGTATCTGCAGGAACTCAACACATATTCTGACAAGACAATCTACTCCTTCAAGGATATGACTTCTAACATTGGGAAGTTCACCAATGCGGGAATCAGCCTGAAGGATTCGGTTGCCTCTATCAAGGGTGTGGCGAACGTTGCGGCTCTATCTGGAGCCAATGCGGACGAAGCGTCTCGAGCAATGTACAACTTCGCCCAGGCGCTCTCACAGGGCTCCGTTCGATTGCAGGACTGGAAGTCTATTGAGCTTGCAAATATGGGTACAAAGGAGTTCAAGCAACAACTGATTGACTCTGCTGTGGCAGCCGGTACCCTAACTAAGGGTGTCGATGGCGTATTCACCACGGTGGGTAAGAAGAAGATGGACCTTACGGCCCTCAAAGGTTTCAACGAGAGCTTGTCTGAGGGCTGGTTGACCACAGAGGCGCTAACGACAACCCTCGGTAAGTACGCCGATGAGAACACTGACGTCGGTAAGAGAGCCACGGCTGCGGCTCAGGACGTCAAGACCTTCAGCCAGATGCTTGATACTCTCAAGGAGTCCGCTGGATCCGGTTGGGCTACGACCTGGGAACTCTTATTTGGTAATTTTGAAGAAGGCAAGAAGCTCTGGACTGGTCTGAACAACTTCTTCGGTGGATTCATCACCAGATCGGCTAATGCTCGAAACAAGATTCTGAAGGACTGGAAAGATCTTGGAGGTCGAACTGACCTCATCGAGGGTATCAAGAACGTCTTCAGTGCTCTTGCAAACATTATAAAGCCAATCAAAGAAGCTTTCCGAGACATATTTCCAGCAATGACTGGTAAGCGTCTCGCTGAGATGACTAAGAATTTCCGGACGTTTACTGAGGGTCTACGCCTTGGCCAAACAACGATTGACAACCTAAGGCGTACGTTCCGAGGTATATTTGCGGTCTTCTCCATCTTCAAGACCGTTGTTACCTCTGTCATTGGCGGAGTTATCAACATATTCAAGGGCCTCTTTGCCTCTACAGGTGGTGCTGGCGATGGAATCCTTGGAGTTACTGCAAATATCGGTGATTTCCTAGTCAAGATCGACTCCCTCCTCAAGAAGGGTGGAGCGCTAAAGACTTTCTTTGGGAACATCGGAACTGCGATCGGTAAGGCTGCAGGAGCAATCAAGCAGTTTGTAGAGGGCGTTGCCACTATGGCGGCGGGTGGAGGTTCGGCTCTGCTCGATGGACTTATTCAGAAGTTCAGTACACTCTCTCCGATCATCAACTTCGTCAAGGAGAAGATCTCTCAGTTCGTCAATGCTCTTAAGAACTTCTCTACCTCATTCAACATCAGTGATCTGTTTAGCGGATTCGATGCTGGGGGAGCTACGAAGTTGGTCTCGGGCGGTATATTTGCTGCGATCCTCTTGGCTATTAGGCAGTTCATCAAGGGTCTAACTGACTCGGTTGGCAGTATCAGCGGTGTCTTCAAGAATATCTCTGGAACATTCGAGTCTGCGTCCGGAATCTTGGAGCAGGTCACGTCCAACCTCAAGACCATGCAGGCCGATGTTAAAGCAAACATCATCCTCAAGATCGCTGGTGCCCTTGCTCTGCTTGCAGCCGCTATCTGGCTTCTCTCGAGGGTTGACGCTGGTGACCTAGCAAAGTCGTTGGTCGCCGTAACCGTCATGTTGGGTCTTCTTGCCGGAGCACTTAAGGTTCTCGAGAAGCAATCATCGCTCTTCGGATCGGTCAAACTAGCTGTCATATCCACAGCATTGATTGGGCTCGCTGCTGCTCTAGTCTTGATGTCCGTTGCTATTGCTATTCTCGGAAATATGGAGACTAGCACCCTGGTTAAGGGAATCACTGCTATCGCTGCGGTTCTCGGGGTAATCATTGCGGCAACGGCTCTGCTGGATAAGACCGGCGGACAAGCTAAGATGATCGCTACTGCGGTGGCAATTGCAGCTTTGTCTGGTTCTCTGATCGTTCTTGCAGGCGCAATCAAGCTCTTTGCGATGATCGACACCGGAACGCTGGTCTCTGGTGGAGCTAAGATTGCTGGCGCATTGCTCGCTGTCAATATCATGATGCGTCTCATGCCTAAGAACATGCTCGTTACGGCTGCAGGACTGATTGTCGTAGCAACTGCGTTAACTATCCTCGCCGGAGCCTTGAAGATTATGGGCTCAATGTCTGGCGGAGAGATGGCAAAGTCACTGGGGATGCTTGGTGCTTCGCTGCTGATCATTGCTGTTGCGCTAATTGCTATGGACGGGGCCATTGTGGGTGCCGCCGCAATCCTCGTATTTGCAGCGGCTCTGAACATGCTTATTCCGCCTTTGTTGGTTCTCGCTAATCTGTCGTGGGCTCAACTGGGTATGGCTCTCTTGGGCCTCGTTGCTATATTTGTGGTTCTAGGTGCGGCAGGATACCTTCTTGCTCCCGTGGTCGTCGTTATTATCGGGCTTGGTATTGCTGTTGCCCTCCTTGGTCTGGGTGCTTTGGCTGCTGGAGTTGGCATTCTAGCCTTCGCTGCAGCTCTTACACTCCTAGCAACACTAGGTGCGGCAGCGCTCGTAATCATATCTGCAGCCATCCTGCAACTAGCTGCACTTATTCCTGCAATCATGGCCCAGGTAGCCCTCGGTATTGTTGCATTCGTTGTTACTATTGCAGAGAACACACCAAAGATTCTCGCTGCATTTGGCGTTATGCTGGATGCAATCCTAGCGTTTATTGTGACCTACGCACCTAAGCTCTATAAGGTTGTATTCGACCTTATATTTGAGTTCCTCAAGGCTGCGAAGAAGCGTATACCTGATATTGTTGATGCTGGTGGAGACTTGATTGCCGCCCTTATCAAGGGTATTGGTGAACAAGACCTGAAGATTATCAAGGCTGCAGGAGATACCCTATTGAAGTTCTTGGAAGGTCTATCCAAATGGGTCCAAGACAATAAGCAGCGCTTCCACGATGTTGGTCATGACCTGGCCGAAGCTATCATTGAAGGTCTTGTTTCGGGTATCACGGGCTTGGGCAGTGGTGTACGTGATGCATTACTCGGCGTAGCCAAGGATGCCTTCCAGGCAGCCAAGGACTTCTTCCATGTTGGATCACCCTCAAAGCTCATGGAAGAACTGGGTAAGTGGGTTGATCTAGGCTTCGCTGGTGGAATTGATAAGCACTCAAACCAGGTCGATAAGTCGTTCGAGGATATGGGTGATTCTGCAGTCACCACGATGCAGACTACTATGAGTCGACTTTCCGACCTTGTTAGTGGCGAGATGGAGTTCAATCCAGTAATCGCTCCTGTGATCGATCTGACTGCGGTAAAGGCCGGAGCGGACAAGATGTCTTCGATGCTCGCGGCTAAACCTCTTACTACGGACGTCTCATTCAGTCAAGCCGCTTCTATCTCGGCAATACGTCAGCCCGTTTCCGAGACCGCCGCCAGTACGAGTGAGAATCCACAGATCGTCTTTGAGCAGAACAACTACTCGCCCAAGGCTCTAAGCCCGCTCGAGATCTATCGGAATACGAGAAGTCAGATTTCACTGGCAAAGGAGGCGTTGGCAGGATGAGCGTAATCAAATCGATAACACTTAAGAGTCCACTAACGACCATTACCTTGCCGGTAGCTGACGCTGAGCCAGATGACCATTATATTCTCAGGGGGGTCGACGGGCTTGGCCCTCCTGAGATCAACATTTCGATGGGACAGGCTCTCTACCAGGGTGGAGTTTACCAGGGTAGTCAGCCAAACGATCGTGAAGTTGTTATTCAGCTTAGTCTAAACCCAACGTTCGGTGGAGAATTTGTATCTCCGGCTAGGCTTCGGTCTGAGTTGTATAGTATGCTAGCCGGTCAGTTCTCAACAAGGCTGACAATCTATACGAACAGTACGGATGACGAGACCAAATATCTGCCTAGCGAGATGTACGTGGATGGCTATGTCAAGCGAATTGAGATTGCTCCTTTCGCAAAGGATTCGATAGTACAGATTACTATGAGCTGTCCTCTTGCCTGGTTCCTTGGAGCAAACGATTCAAGCCAGGATCTCCCTCTTCCATCCAGTTTCATCTATAACGCGTCAGCACCAACCGGATTCATCTATCACTTCCAGATCCTTCAGCAAGCAGCCGCACTTCATATTCAGGCAGAGAGCAATAGTGTCACGTATGAAGTGATGGCATTGACTTATCCGTTCCTCCCTAACGATATTATCGAGTTCGACTCTCGTCCTGGAAATCGCAGCGTGAAGCTTATCCGAGCTGCGAACAATCCCATTGATATTACAGGGTTCTCGATTATTGACAACAACATCTGGCCTTCCTTGAGGCCGGGGTCGAACCGCATATTTGTCTATGAGACCATGTGGGATGCCCCCATGGCGAAGACGGAACGTACGTTCATATATCGCAAGCAGTACTGGGGGGTTTGATATGCAGTTGTATGCCCTTAGTGTCCCTGCATTCACTCCAAAGTTTCTTATAGAAGGGTACTCATCTCTTATTTGGGGTGAGAAGTACCTTCTGGTCGGGGAGTTTGAGCTTGTTACTGCTCAGGGTCCCGTGGCCGATAGCATTCCGCCAGGTACGCTGCTCTGCATTGAAGAGTCTACCGAAGTCATGATGGTCGAAACGCGCAATCGTCGTCAAAACCCAGAGGGATATCCTGAGTCCGTCATTACTGGACGGTCAGTAGACGCTATCCTTGATGAGAGGCTTATTCTTGGACCGCATGGAGCCGCACTAATCACTCCGAGGAAGTACACAAACCTCGATATTGCTCTTGTGTGCATCTGGAATGCTCTGTGTAATACGACTATTGATGATGCCTTGTACGGAGGAGCAGGAGGACGTCCGGCCGTAATCGTCCAAGACAGTCCTATCCCGAACGTATCCGTTACTGATAGCACAACGGTTACTCCAGGGACAGCCTCGAATTTTTCGCTTAATCTGGGACAAGCAGGTGGAGTGATCAGGCAGTTCCTAGCGAACAACAGTCTAGGGATTCGGACAATTCGCCCTACCTCAAAAGACACTTCGAAGCTTGTTAGTGTTGCAACATCTCCTCCAGCCTCACGAGGGATCATCACAAAGACACCGACAAGTTCCTTTGCCAGTCTTCGTCTGGATGTTTTCAATGGGACCGACAGAACTCAAGGTCAGATTGCCGTTCCTCCGGTGACCTTTGTCGCTTCGGCAGGGCATCTTGTTAACACCGAGACCCTCGAGTCCGATAAGGACTTCGTAACGACGCTCTTTATTACTACTCCAGAGCCTGGTCAGTACGGATACACAACTCCTTATAACCATCCATCGCAGGGATTCTCCACAAAGATCCGATACGTTGATGGAACGCAGCTTATTACCGGTCTAACTGGCGTTGACATCAGCACAATCATATCTCTCTTCACAAGTAGCTTCTGGATCGAGCATGCCGGCCGAGCTTTGCTTGATGGTGATATTTCAGACTCTGCACCATACAAGTACGGCGTCGATTATTTCCTTGGAGATGCAGTTACGCTCCAATACAACAACCTAACTCGCACCGTTTGGGTCAGTGAATACACTCGGGCCGAGGACAAGGACGGCGAGAGGTCATATCCTACGTTGGCAACGACCCCTAGTAGTGCAACGCGTGGCCTACAACGGCTATAGTGAGACCACTACGAAAGGAGATCTGTGTTCCGTAAGACCCAGACACCAACTGGCATTGACTCTGCCATTGAAGATATTCTATCTGAGATGAAAGGATTCACCGCCGAGACCGACGAGTACGCCACGATGATCGATCAACTGTGTAAGCTTCACGCCATGAAGGTAGCTGAAAAGCCTTCAAACGTGAACCCAGACACACTTGCTTTGATCGTCGGGAATATCTTCGGAATCGTCCTGATCCTGGAATTCGAAAGAATGAATGTCATCACTAGCAAAGCGATGTCGTTCGTGTCGAAGCTCCGGTAAACGATCCGTTTCACACCTGGTATCAGACTTAGAGGGCGTGTTAGAACTAACAATTCTACACGCCCTCTAACGTTTGCAAGTGCTATGAATTTTGCAACTTTGATCAGTCGCGTAAAAAACATGCCCTATAATGAGAAGAAGATAAGACACGAATGTGTTGGTGAAAGACCAACCTATCTGGTGCAGAAGCAAAGCTGCTAAATCATATGTTTCGTTGGCATATGAACCCTAGACTTCTCTTATATTTTTTCGCGTAGAAAACACGTCTTATAATGAGAGAAGTACCCCCCGTCCTTCCTCAGGCCTATAACCCATAACGCTCCCCCCCGAGTTCATGGGTTATAGGTTTCTCTGTCGCGTGCAGAACATGGCTTATAGTGAGACCCTACCCACATCCACAGAAGGAATTGCCATGTTTAAGAAGCACGCTATCCAGGTACAGGTCGTCAAGAAGACCGAAGGATCGACTGCCACCTCGCAGACCGCTGTTCCGAATGTAACTCCTGAAGAGATCAACAAGATCGCTAAGGACCAGATTCAGAACATTGCTGTCAGCGTTGGTGCTGTCCTCCTCGTCGGACTTCTTGGCGGCGCTGTCAAGGACGTTGCCGTTCACACCGCCAAGACCAAGATCAAGTAGTCCACACTTATACCCTAACCCAGGGTATAAGTTTTATCAGGAGGAAATCTATGAACCATCTTCTCGCGAAGGCAGCTAAGCTCATCGCTGACAATTCGCCTACGATCCTTACTACGATCGGGGTCACCGGTACTGTCGTCACTGCGTTCTTGACTGGTAAGGCTTCTATCAAGGCGTACAAGATTGTTGAGTTTGAAACAGCAGAGCATCTCATCAAAGACCCAGATTTTGAGTTTGATGACAAGACCAAGATCAAGCTTGTCTGGAAGGAGTTCATCCCTCCGGTCGCTGTTGGAACTCTTACGATCGCCTGCATCATCGGAGCGAACCGGATCGGATCCCGTCGGACGGCAGCTCTGGCCGCTGCATATTCTCTGACCGAGAAGGCCTTTGAGGAATACAAGGACAAGGTCCAGGAGCACATCGGTGCGAACCGTGAGCAGCGTGTTCGTGATGATATTGCACAAGACCGGGTCAATGCAAATCCAGTCACTAGTCGTGAGGTTATTGTCACTGGTGCCGGAGAGGTTCTCTGCTACGACTCAATCACCGGTCGATATTTCACAAGCACAGTCGAGAAGATCCGCAGTGCTCAGAATGATATTAACCATGACATCATTCATGATCTGTATGCAACTCTCAGCGAGTTTTACTCCAAGATCGGGCTTCCTTCCACTCCATATTCTACCGAGATGGGTTGGAACGCAGACGAGTTGCTTGACATCAAGTTCTCAACGGTCTTGTCTGATGACGGACGACCCTGCATTTCCCTGGACTACGTGATCAACCCTATCCGCGACTACCATCGCCTCCGCTAATTCGCACAGAAAACACACCCTATAGTGAGAGATCACCCCTACAGAAGGAACAATCATGTCCGAGCCCATCACCGTCGTTACCGACCTGCCCGAGACCACCACCAAGAAGAAGGGCTTCCCCACGAAGACGTTCGTCACTTTCGCCGCTGCAACCGCAGTCGCCGCGATCGTTGCCGGATTCGTCGTGAAGAAGCTTGATAACCTGGAGGAGGTCGAGGACGGTTGGACCGAGGTTGTTGCTGACGACCCCGAGCCCGTTACCCCCTCAGAGTAATCCCCCAACTCCTATACCCACACCGGGTATAGGTTTTTTCTTAGGAGAGAAATGCGACAAGATCGATTTGAAGACGCTATGCGAGAGCAGTTTGCTCTGTGTGCAGACACTCTCGCAGCCAAGGGTATTGAGTACTCGACTGCTGAGGACAAGCTTCACAACTTCAAGGTGGCGGGAGCACTTGAAGGTATCACTGTTGCTCAGGCTATTGCTGGAATGATGGCAAAGCATACCGTGTCGATTTACGACATGGTCCCGAATGCGTACAGCTACAGTTTGATGATCTGGAATGAGAAGATCACAGATCATATCAATTATCTAGTCCTCCTCAAGGCCGCGTTGCTTGATGAGATGGACACTACCGTTGCAGGCTATGTCACCCCTGACGAATACAAGCGAGGAACTCATGCTTAAGAAGACGATCCGTTACACCGATTACAACGGCAAGGATGTCCAGGAGGACTTCTACTTCAACCTCACCAAGGCTGAATTGGTGGAGTTGGAGGCTGGCACCAAGGGAGGTCTCGCTGAATCCCTGCAGGCGATCATCGATTCGGGTGACAACCACGAGATCATCGAGCATTTCAAGAGGATCATCCTGGCTTCGTATGGTGTGAAGTCTGAGGACGGTCGCCGCTTCATCAAGACCCAGGAACTTCGTGATGAGTTCTCGCAGATGGAGGCATATTCTGAGCTGTTCATTGAACTGGCTACGGTCAACTCGGCTGCGGTGGAGTTTATTTCCGGTGTCGTCCCTGCTTCCCTCTCGCAGGAGGTTGCTCGGTCTGTTGCAGATTCTGACGAGGCCCCTGCGATCAAGGATCCTACTCAGATGACTCGTGAGGAGTTGCTCGAGGCTTACCAGAAGAAGGGTGAGGTCGCGTAATTTACATGGGTAATAGTGAGACCTATTCACCCCCCACGAAAGGAAAGACCCCATGTCTACCCGAGAGACCACCAAGTTGGTTGTCAGTACTATCGTCGGATTTTCGACCTCATTCACTGTTGCCAGTGTCCTGAAGAATAACGTCCAACCCAAGAGCAAGCTCCAAGAAGCTGAAGTCTGGATTGGATCGACCGCTACAGGCCTGCTGGTTGCAGACATGACTCAGAAGTCCACCGACAAGTACGTTGACACCATCTTCGACATCTTCGAAGGCAAGAAGGAAAACCCCCTCATCGTCGTGCACTAGTCCCACAGATCTATACCCTACCCAGGGTATAGGTTTTTTCTCAGAAGGATATTATGGACAATTACCCCAGCAACAGGCACAAGGTTCCTGAGACAGAGCCCGACGAGCCCAAGAAGATCGAGCGGGTTGTCGAGGGCGCTGTGGTTCGTCGCAAGAAGCCCCTTGGAAAGCGTATTCAGGAGACATTCATCGGGAGCGACATGAAGAGTGTGGGGCAGTATGTGACGTTCGAAGTCCTTCTCCCCGCAATGAAAGACACCATCGCTGATATTACCAGTCAGGGTGTCGAGCGAATGTTGTTCGGAGAGGCTCGATCCACGAGTCGTCGTACGGGAGTGCGTCCTGGAGGAAGCGGGCATGTCCAATACAATCGATTCTCTTCAGATCGAGACCGAGGTGGTCGCAACCGAGATCGTGACTTCCCCAGTCGACGGGCACGTGCAACTCATAATTTCGACGAGATCATTCTTGCCACGCGTATTGAGGCGGAAGAGGTTATTGATCGGCTCTTCGACTTGGTCTCTCGATATAACACAGCTAGCGTCGCTGATCTATACGAGCTTGTCGGAGTCACCGGAGACTACACCGACGACAAGTGGGGATGGTCCGATATCAGAGGAGCAGGTGTGACTCGAGTCAGGAACGGATACTTGCTGGATCTTCCACGCCCAGAGCCTCTCGACTGATGGGCCTGCAGTATGAGCGCACTCTCTTGAAACGGATGTACCCGGGAAGGGAGTTTGCGCTAGAGGTCAACAGAATGTCCGACAAGCAAATCGAAGCCATGATGGTTTTATATTACAAGAGCACTTTTAGGAGAGGGAATGAATCTCACCAAACTAGTACCGACAGCAATAACGTCCAGATTCGGCCGTCAGCTTCTTAAGGCCCAGAACGTTTCGCCAACCGTTCTCTTCGCAGGAGGGGTGGTTGGCGTCGTTTCCACTGCAGTTCTGGCATCTCGGGCAACTCTGAAGCTTGAGGATATTCTCGAGAAGAACGAGCAGGACTCACTCAAGGCCAAGGAGGCTCTTCGAGTTGGTCCGGACGTCTACAGCGCCAATGATTACCAGAAGGACATGGCGATCATCTACACCCGCACGGTTGTGGATATTGCTAAGGCTTACGGTCCTGCAATTCTGGTCGGGTCAGCCTCCATCGCTGCACTCACGGGTAGTCACGTCATCCTGAACCGTCGGTATGCGGCAGTCACGGCTGCTTATGCTGCCCTCGACAAGGGATTCCGAGAGTATCGGGAACGTGTCGTGGATGAGTTCGGGGAGGAAACGGACCGGAAGTTCCGATATTCCACAGAGACGGTTGCGAAGAAGAACGAAGACGGTAAGGAGGTAACCGTCAAGCACATGGATCCCAATAGCTTTTCAATCTATGCGCGGTTCTTCGACGAGTTGTGCTCAGCCTGGCAGCGTGAGCCCGAGTATAACAATCTGTTCCTACGATGCCAGCAGAATTATGCCAATGATCTCCTACACTCCCGTGGACACGTGTTCCTGAACGAGGTCTACGACATGCTGAGCATGGATAGGTCTAAGGCTGGAGCTGTGGTGGGATGGGTCCTCAGCAAGGATAGCGACAACTTCATCGATTTCGGGATCTTCAACGGGGATCGTCCTCGTGCAAGGGATTTCGTGAATGGTCGAGAGGGTTCGATCTTGCTGGACTTCAATGTTGATGGTCTTATCTACGACAAGATCTAGGAGGAATTGTGCACGGGAAGGTTCTATATCTTACCGTCGCAGGTACTTCTATGGTCGCAATGGGCTCCGGCATCTTTGTCGGGGCTTATTTCACGCAGAAGCGCCTCGATGATGAGTACGAAGTCCGTCTGAAGGCTGAACTGATCAAGTCAAAGGAGTACTACACAAGGCTGACAAAGAAGGAAGACTATGCAACTCCTTCTGATGTTCTTGAGAAGGTTGCCCCTCAAATTAATTCTGAGATTCTGGAGGAAGAACGATATGTCGCGTTCCCGAGTGACCCGTCAGCGGAAGAAGAAGCCGTCGAAGAAGACGAAGAACTTGATGATGACTCTGCTCGTCATTCTGTTTTCGATTATCGCCGTGAGATTCCTAAGCGCGCAGGCAAGAAAGCGTTCGTAGTCTCCTTTGATGAGTTCAAGGAGAACCCGAAGGACTACGACCAGCGGACGCTCACATATTATGAGAAGGATGATGTCCTCGTTGACGAACGGGACACACCCATCGACGATATTGATCTGACGATTGGGCTGGAAGCGTTGGATCAGTTCGGGAACGGCTCCAATGATCCGAACATTGTCTACGTCGTGAACGAGTGGGCAGCCATGGGGTTCGAGATCATCAGGGAAAGGGAGAGTTATGAGGAGACAGTCCTGGGATCTATGAAGCATTCTTCCGATCGGAGACGACCTCGGAAATTCAGGATCGACGATGACTGATGGATGTAACTCTTGAGAACTCCTACTTCGAGTGGCTAGTAGCCCAAACCGAAGACCCTGAAGTATCCGATCCAAGGTACACCCACTGGTCTCTACTGAGACAACTACACCAGAAGGAGTTCGTTTGGCTCATTGCAAATGATGACAACCGAGTTGAGGATGGTCGAGAACTCAGGTATGAATTTTCCTATGATACGAAGCGAAGGCTAACTCCGGAGTGGCATAGCTTCCCTGTATCAGTGTTGGAAATGATCATAGCCTTGTCCAAGCGACTCACGTTTCAAGCAGACGGAGAAGTACGGACATGGTTTTGGCATCTTATGGCCAACCTGGGTCTCGATCATATCTCAGATGATCGTTATAACGCAAAGCCTACGACAATCAAGGTAATTGATCAGACCTTGGAGACTCTTATTTGGAGGAACTACGATTATTCTGGAGATGGGGGTTTGTTTCCTCTCTCCGACCCGAAAGAAGACCAACGACGTGTCGAAATCTGGTACCAGATGAATGCATACATCATTAGCACGTACTGACAGGAGGTGAGGATATGGACTTCTATAAGATCGGGGTCAAGGAGACCAGGAACGGATACGAGATATATCCTGACTTCACGGTTAGTCGGGCTACAGATCTCATGGTTCGCGGGAAGTCTTTCTATGCTGTATGGGACGAGGAGAAAGGGCTGTGGTCTACGGATGAGTACGACGTTCCGCGTCTCGTAGATCAGGACCTTCACGAATACGCCAAGGTTAATGCCGATCAGTACGGCGGCAAGGTAACTGTAAAGAGCCTCGAATCCTTTAACAGCAATGTCTGGGAACGCTTCCGGAAGTTCATGGGCCTTGTCAGTAACAACAGCCATGATCTTGATAGTAAAGTCACCTTCGCGAATACTCCTGTCACAAAGCGAGACCATGTTAGTCGTAGGCTTCCCTATGATCTTGCTCCGGGCGATTGCAACGCCTGGGATGAGCTTGTGGGGACGTTGTATTCTGTGGAAGAACGGGCAAAGATTGAGTGGGCTATCGGAGCGATTATCGCTGGGGATGCGAAGAAGATCCAGAAGTTCCTAGTTCTGTATGGCCCACCTGCCTCAGGTAAGTCAACCGTCCTTCATATTATCGAGAAGTTGTTCGAAGGGTATGTCGCCTCATTCGAAGCCAAGGCCTTGGCTAGTAATAATGGGGCATTTGCGACAGAAGTATTCAGGACTAACCCTCTCGTGGCTGTACAACACGACGGTGATCTGTCTCGTATTGAGGACAACACAAAGTTGAACTCGATTATTGCCCACGAAGACATGGTAATCAACGAGAAGTACAAGTCCAGCTACTCGGCGAGCATCAATGCCTTCTTATTCATGGGTACAAATCAGCCTGTGCGTATCTCTGACTCCAATTCGGGCATTATTCGGCGTCTGATTGACGTCCATCCGACCGGAGTGTCGATCCCAGTCAACCATTACATGACACTATTGGGACAAATCGACTTTGAGTTAGGTGCTATCGCTCACCGATGCCTGTCAGTTTACCAGGAGATGGGCAAGAACTACTACAATGGGTATCGTCCCCTAACGATGATGTTCAAGACTGACATATTCTTCAACTTCATCGAGGCTAACTACGATGTCTTCAGTAGCCAGGACGGAACCACTCTGAAGCAGGCGTATTCCTTGTACAAAGAGTACTGCTCAGAGACAGGTATTGATCGAGTCCTACCTCAGTACAAGATCCGAGAGGAATTGAAGAACTATTTCAATGAATTCAAGGATCGCAAGACAGTTGGGGACCACATTGTGAGGGCATATTACTCAGGTTTCAACGCCAACTTGTTCAAAACTGAGTCAAAGCAGGACAAAACGTTTTCACTTGTGATGGATGAGACCGTGTCCCTCTTCGATCGTGAGGGTGAGGATTGGCCTGCTCAGTATACTAAGGAGGGAAGGCCGGCTCACAGGTGGGACAATGTCAAGACCACTTTGTCTGAGTTGGACACTTCACAACTGCATTATGTCCAGGTTCCTGACAACCATATTGTGATTGACTTCGACCTGAAGGACGCTGAGGGCAAGAAGTCGCTCGAGATGAACCTGTCGGCTGCTAGTGCCTGGCCGCCCACATACGCAGAGCTAAGCCAAGGAGGATCTGGCGTACATCTGCACTATATCTACGATGGAAATGTCACCGAACTATCAACCGAGTACTCGAATGGTATCGAGATCAAGACTTTGCTCGGTAATGGCGCCCTTCGGAGACGGCTCACTAAGTGCAATGCGGTTTCGATTGCCACTCTCAAGAACGGTCTGCCTCTGAAGGAGCGAAAGATGCTGAAAGCAACAACTATCCAGAGCGAGAAAGGGCTACGGGACCTTATTGAGAGGAATTTGCAGAAGGGAATCCATCCCGGAACGAAGCCCTCGATCGATTTCATCCACAAGATCCTTGAGGATGCCTATGCTAGCGGTATCGTATACGACATAACGGACATGCGTCCTCGTATTGTTGCGTTCGCAAACAACAGTACGAACCAGGCGCTGGTGTCTTTGAAGATCGTCCAGCAGATGAAGTGGAAGTCAGAGACGGCTAAGACGGATATTACTGAAGAGACAGGCCCTCTGGTCTTCTTCGATGTGGAAGTCTACCCGAATCTGTTCGTTGTCTGCTGGAAATATGAGGGAGACAAGCCCGTAGTTCGTATGATCAATCCAGGGCCCACCGATGTCGAGCAGTTGTTCCATATGAAGTTGATCGGTTTCAACAACCGACGGTATGACAACCATATCCTCTACGCTCGGTATCTCGGTTATGACAATGAGGCTTTGTACAAGTTGAGCCAGAAGATCATATCGAACAATGTCGGGGCCATGTTCGGAGAGGCTTACAACCTCTCATATACGGACATTTGGGACTTCTCCTCGAAGAAGCAGGGCCTCAAGAAGTTCCAGATCGACCTTGGCATCCCTCACAAGGAGCTTGATTACCCTTGGGATGAGCCCGTTCCGGAAGAAAACTGGCCGAACGTCGTGGATTACTGTGCCAACGATGTCATGGCAACTGAGGCGGTTTTCAATTCTCGAAAGTCAGATTTTACCGCGAGGGAAATTCTGGCAGAACTTTCTGGTTTGACTGTCAATGACACCACGCAGAAGCACACAGCCAAGATCATATTCGGGAATGATCGGAACCCGCAGAAGCAATTTGTCTATACCGACCTAAGTAAGGAGTTCGATGGATACGTCTACGATAGTGGCGTTAGTAGTTATCGTGGTTATTCTCCTGGCGAAGGTGGGTATGTATATGCGGAGCCTGGCCTCTACACTAACGTGGCGCTTTTGGACGTGGCGTCTATGCATCCGACATCCATTGAACAGCTTAACCTCTTTGGAACAGAGTACACTCAGAGATTCTCAGCCCTTAAAGAAGCGCGAATGGCGATTAAGCGTAAGGACTACAAGGCTGCCCGATCGTATTTTGACGGTCGTCTCGCCAAGTTTCTGGGTAGCGATGACGGGATTGATGTACGCGCTGAGAGTCTTGCATACGCTCTCAAAATCGTAATCAATATCGTATATGGACTGACCTCGGCTAAGTTCGACAATGCATTTCGGGATATTCGTAACAAGGACAACATCGTAGCTAAGCGCGGTGCCTTGTTCATGATCGATTTGCAGGAATACGTTCAGCAGTGGACGAATGTGATCCATATTAAGACCGACTCGATCAAGATTGCCAATGCTACGCCAGACTTGATTGAGGGTATTATTGCTTTCGGTCGGCAGTACGGATACGAATTCGAGCATGAGGCCACATACGACAAGTTCTGTCTTGTGAATGATGCGGTCTATATTGCTCGACAAGGAGATAAGTGGACTGCGGTTGGTGCACAGTTCCAGCATCCGTACGTCTACAAGACCTTATTCAGCAACGAAGAGGTTACGTTCGATGACTTGTGTGAGACCAAGCAAGTCACACAAGGAGCTATGTACCTTGACTTTGACTACGATACTCCGATGGTCCTGTCTGATGGTCGTATGCGATTTGTTGGCCGTACTGGTCGGTTTGTGCCTGTGAAAGAGAACAACCACGGAGCGATGCTATATCGGGTCAAGGACGATAAGTATTACGCCGTTACAGGAACTAAGGGATATCTGTGGCTCGAAGCAGATGCAGCTAAGGCCCTTGGCGATGAGTTGGAAATTGATATGAGTTATTTCGAGCACATTGCAGATGAAGCAATGAAGACAATCAGTAAGTTCGGATCTATTGAGGAGTTAGTTGATGTGTGATTGTGAAACACGTGAGCATCCAGGGTTTCGATGTGGTAGCCAGAAGTGTCGGGAGGTAGGCTGTCATAAGGATGAGACTGTGCCCGCAGATCTCAACGAATACAAGCCCATTCGATACTACCTAACGCTGTCGTTCGATGATGTCAGCAGTGATGATGCTTCACAGATTGTTGACTTGGTCACTGCAGTCCGAGGAACCCGAATGGGTATGAGTGTTCACTACGGAAGCCCTATTACAGGAGAAGACGAATGAGTGTGCCTGATTCAGATGGTGATTTCGAGGCACCGCATGATCTTGAGGTAGATCTCACTCTTTTGTTGAACCGATTTTCACAAGAGAACAAGTCTGGAACCCCAGACTATATTCTTGCCTGGTATCTCCTCGCATGTCTTGAGGTCTGGAACACAGCCGTGGTTATGCGAGGTGAATGGCGGGGCGAGACCGTCGAACAAACTCAGGGTCTTGGAGAGGATTCAGATGTCTAGGCACGACAACACCGTCGTCATTGAGGATGCACGGATCCTCTTCCGCAACTTTGCGGGGAAGGAGGGCAAGTTCAACCGTGAGGGTGATCGTAATTTCGCGGTTATCCTGACCGACGAGGTCGCCAAGCAGATGCTCGATGACGGATGGAATGTGAAGTTCCTGAAGGCTCGCGAAGAGGACGAGGCAGACCAGCCGTACATCCAGGTCTCGGTGAACTTCCGTGGCCGACCCCCTCGTATCGTCATGATCACGTCTCGTGGAAGGACCCCTCTTACTGAGAGGGAGGTCGAGATTCTGGATTGGGCTGATATCCGGAAGGTGGACCTTATCCTCAACCCATACGAGTGGGAAATCGGGGACAAGTCGGGCATCAAGGCATATCTGCAGAGCCTGTTCATCACAATCATTGAGGATCCGCTCGAGCTGAAGTATGCGGATCTTGAGGATGCTACTCCTAGGGGACGAGATGACAACTAAGCTTTTGATTGTTTTCGAGATCGAGACGGATGGTTTCGCGGACACAGTAGCGGCGGTCGAGGCCATTGATGCGAAGAACATTCCTCATGTCACTGGTGGAGGTATCAAGATGTTCACCGGTGATGCGGCAGCAGAAGTCCTGCTCACGATCGATCGTCTCATGAATATTCCTGATGCCGGATGAGTTCAAACCTGCGATGCACGATCGTCAAGACTGTGAATGGGTATGTTCATAGTACAGAGTTTGGGATGTCAGAGCTCGGTGTAGCTCAATTGAAAGTTCTGACATTCCGATCACTTGAAGGCGCAATCAAGTGGCACAACGTAAACTGTAATCCCGAATACGGTCTAACCGTGAATTTCAATCTGGAGGACGTCATGCCTGTCGAAGAGAAGTCCCTTGTCGTGGAGACCTACACCCGGAAGGTCTTCGAAGTCCAGGCCATCAAGGTCGATGAGACCAACATGGAGCAGGTGGCGAAGTGGTGTGGAGGGACTGTTTCCTCGACCAAGTTGGATGTTCCGTTCATCGATGTGCCGAACAACAACGCCAAGAACCAGATGCATAGTCGTGCGTTCGTGGGATCTTGGGTTGTGACTGGTCGTGAGGGTCACTTCTCGAGCTATGCGGACCGCACGTTCCATCGCACTTTCGAGCGCTCATGAGAGAACCTCTGTGGATGCGAATCAAGATTCGTTATTGCAGTTGGTTTGGTCATAAGGAGGACCATGATGACTATGTTATCTGGTGTCTTCGTTGTGGCCGACTTCTCAAGCAGTACCTTCCGCCACAACCACCACGAGACTGAGAGGGGGTGACAATATTGGCTGAGAACACCGTCAAGGCGCTCAAGGACTTCTTCAGCACCGCTGAGAGGCCTGTCGGCACCAGCGAGATGATGGAGTTCTGGAAGAGCCTCTCCGACGAGGAGAAGGCGTACTTCAAGACCGCTGAGTTGGTCTGAGGTTAGCGAATGGGGGATATCCTAGTGCATTCGAGGGCTCTCTGTGAGAGTCGGCCGGAGGGATATCTTAAACGACCGCCAATAAATGTAAAGGTGCCCCTATTCGCAGGTAAAACAAGGGTTATAGTGAGACCCTACCGAAAGGAAGACCCTTGAAAGGTTATCGTAAGACCACCATCAGAGTGGCAGGCATCATGCCGAGAGACTGCATCCGCATTGGAGATACGCTGTTTCGGATTCGCGAGTACAAGCAACTCGATCTAACCCGATCCACGCAATTCATCCTTGTTGATGTCAACGACTCGAGCAAGCCGTCTGTCATTCTGTCGCTGACCAACGATGCCCTAGTCACCGTTCACACCCCAGAGTAGCCACCAAGACTTATACCCATATACATCGGGTATAAGTTTTCGCGTATTTTACAGGGGTAATAATGAGACCCATTCACCCCGAACAGAAGGAACTGAAATGAAGAACACCTGGACCAAGATCAAGAACAAGATCAAGGACAACCCCGAAGACACCATCTTCTACGGTACCACCATTGCTGCCACCGCAATCTTTGTTGGTGCATACATCTACATCGTCAAAGAGACGAACAAAGAGATCGATGCATACAACAAGGCTGTCGCTGAGCAGGAAGAGTGGACCGTGAACGAGCTGTCACACGGGCGCCTTGTCACGTACTTGCCCAATGGAACCCCATGGTCGTTTGACCCCACCAAGCCCCTCATCGAGACCGACTGATTTCAAAGACTTATACCCTACACAGGGTATAAGTTTTCGCATGGTTTACATGGGTAATAATGAGACCCACTACCCAAGGAGAAACCATGTACAACATCGACAAGTTTCTGCGTTGCGTTGATTTCGCTACCGAGATTAATCCCAATCGTACCTATGTGAAGGTTGAAGGAGACATGTACGTTGTGTTCGCTACCAAGCACCACAATGACAAAGTCACCCTCACCCTCCAGCATTTGACGAAGCCGATTAGTATGCCGCTAATTGAAATCACCCACAACGAGAACGACCTCGTCACCACCTACATCTACGACCCCGAGAAGTAAGTCAGAACTAGACCACATACAAGTGGTTTAGTTTTTTCCATTTTAGGAGAGTTTATGGGACCGTTCGTAGTCTTGACTCGCGATACAATCCAGCACGTCATGGAGAAGACAGGTAGAACCAAAGAAAGTCTGCTTGAGGTCCTTGATGAATACGAGTCGATTGGTATTTACAAGGTCAAGATCCCTATTCCGCTTCGTCCGAACACACGTCTACCGTATATAAATTAGGAGAATAATGGACTTGCGACCGCACCAATTAGATGCCCTTGAGAGGATACATAATGGGTGTATTTTGTGGGGAGGTGTAGGTACAGGAAAGACCCGGGTCGCTATGGCCTATTACACGGCCCAGGAGGCCCCTAGGAACGTCTACGTAATCACAACCGCAAAGAAACGTGACTCTCTCGATTGGGAGGCTGAGGCGGCCGCCTACGGCGTTGGAAAGGCCCCTGACGCGACCGTGGCGGGAGTGCTTACCGTTGACTCGTGGAACAACATTGGAAAGTACGTGGAGGTTGAGAATGCATTCTTTATTTTTGATGAACAGCGTCTTGTGGGTAGTGGTGCTTGGGTGGGCGCTTTTCTACGCATTGCGCAAAGGAACCGTTGGATCATGCTTTCTGCTACTCCTGGCGATATTTGGCTTGACTACATCCCAGTCTTTGTTGCAAACGGGTTTTACCGAAATCGAACAGAGTTCAAACGAGAGCACGTCATTTACAGTCATTACGGACGTTACCCAAAAGTAGAGCGTTATGTTGGGGTGAGCAAACTCATTAGAATGCGTAATGAGATCTTGGTAGAGATGCCGTACAAGATGCACACCACAAGACATACGACTAAGATCCCGGTCGAATACGACAAGGACTTGATGGATAAGGCGATGAATGACAGATGGCATGTCTACGAGAATCGCCCCCTAAGGGACGCTGGGGAATTGTTTCATGTGATGAGGAAGATTGTGAACTCCGACTCTTCGCGTTTAGCAGCCATACGTGGCTTAATGAATTCTCGTCAGAGACTGATTGTCTTCTACAATTTCGACTACGAGCTAGAGTCCTTGAGGACCCTGAGTGACGAGATTCCGGTGGCCGAATGGAACGGTCATAAGCATGAAGAGATCCCTGATACGGAGCGTTGGGTCTACCTTGTGCAGTATTCTGCGGGGTCGGAAGGGTGGAATTGCATCTTGGCAAATAGCTTGGCATTCTACAGTTTGACCTATTCTTACAAGAATTTCCATCAAGCACACGGTCGGATTGACCGTCTAAACACCCCTTTTACGGATTGCCAATATTTTATCTTGGCAAGTAATTCGTTCATTGACAAGGCTATTTTGAGGGCTCTTGAGCACAAAAAGAGCTTCAACGAGGCCAAAACAGCACGCACTTTTCTTGCCAAGAATTTTGAGTAAAGAAACTTTTATACAGTATACGTTCTTGATATATCTCTCATATAAAGTTTCTTAGTGTGTTTTTCTTGGCAAAAAAATAGGAGGAACAATGCAGGGTTCGTCGATCGATCCATCAACAAGTACGGAGTGGGTTCAGGTTTCTGGATTTCCAATATATGACATCAATGAAGACGGTTTGGTAAAGAACGAAGTAACTGGCAGACTCCTTCGTTGGACTATGAAGAATGGCGTTCCTTGTGTTCAGCTTAACAACGGGACTAGATATCAGTCTAAACAAGTATGCACACTAATGATTGAATCATGGCTTCCTGCACCTGAGTTTGACCATTTTGATACACCGACACATCTTGATGGAGACAGGCTTAATTGCAGACTTGATAATTTAGTTCTTCGTCCACGATGGTTCGCAATTGCATACCATAAGGAGATACACATAGATCTCTTTCCTCGTTGGGGTAAAACGTTTGTCTTGGAAGAAACAGGAGATGTATTCTATCATCCAAAAGATTGTGCTATGAAATACGGGCTTCTTCAAAAAGACATTGCCTTGGCTCTTCATCATAAAGGGTTTGTCTTCCCTGGAGGTTATACGTTCTCGTTCGTATAAAACTATACATAACCCCGCGCAAAAACAGGGGGTATAATAGAAGGAGTGGAACGGGCATGATTTTCACGTCCTTTAGTTTTAGATGGAGGATTGATGAGAGAAAATGAGTATCAAGCCTATCTTATCAGAAAGCTAAGGGGTCTGTTTCCAGAGTGTTTGATCATGAAGAATGATGCTGGTTATATTCAAGGCATCCCTGATCTTACAATTCTGTTCCAAGACAAGTGGGCAGTCCTAGAAGTTAAGCCCAACCCTGAAGCTAGACGAAGCCCTAATCAAGAGTACTACATTGATCGACTGGGCGAGATGTCATTTGCAGCATTCATCAATCCTGAGAATGAGTTGGAGGTGCTTAGTGCTCTTCAATCCGCATTCTCGGCTGGCGAACCAACACGCGTTTCTAAGCGCTAGCTCATATCACTGGACCAACTATGATGAGGATAAGCTAGATCGTGTGTTTCTTGCATCGCTTGCTGCGAAACGTGGAGATGAACTACACGCCTTTGCTCACAACGCAATTCGTTTAGGCATCAAGCTTCCTGATAGCCAGAAGACGCTCAACATGTACATCAACGATGCTGTTGGTTTCCGTATGACTCCCGAACAGATCCTTTATTATTCTGACAACTGTTTTGGTACATGTGACGTTATTGGGTTTCGACAGAACTTTCTGCGAATCCATGATTTGAAGACTGGAGTCACACCTACCTCAGTCAGACAACTCGAGGTGTACGCAGCCTTATTCTGTCTTGAGTATCGTGTCAAACCTTTCGAAATCGAGATAGAGCTTCGCATTTATCAGAACGATGAGATTCGTGTGTATGATGGTGATAAGGATTCGATCATTCATATTATGGATCGCATTATTACTTTTGATAAGAGAATCGATGCTATGAAGAGAGAGATCCAGTCTTAAGGAGGTTTGTCGTGTTGATGGATGAGGAAAACTATCTAGCACACTACGGTATCCTCCGTAAGTCTGGACGATACCCTTGGGGTTCTGGTGATACACAAGGTCAGCGTAATAAGTCTTTCCTGGATTATGTTGATGGTCTGAAGAAGCAGGGACTCTCAGAGGTTGAGATTGCTGCTGGTCAAGGTCTCACTACGACAGAACTGCGTGCTGCTAAGTCTATTGCTAAGAATGAGCAAAAGCAGGCTCGTTTCAACGAAGCTCAGCGTCTTCGTGATAAGGGTATGTCTCCTACCGAAATCGGTAAGAAGATGGGGATTAACGAATCCTCTGTTCGTGCCCTTCTTGCGCCAGGTCGTCGTGACACTGAGAATATTCTTCACACTACATCGGACATGCTTCGAGATCAGGTTGCCACGAAGAAGTACATTGATATTGGTACTGGTGTCGAGAACTCGATTGGTGTATCAGGTACTCGTCTTAACAATGCTGTAGCAATTCTGCAAGAAGAAGGCTATAAGATTCAATACCTTAAGATCCCACAAGTTGGGGCTGCAGGTAACTTCACCACTATGAAGGTTCTTACAGGCCCAGACGTTTCTTATTCTGAGCTATTGAAGAACAAAGCAGATGTTAAGCAGATTACTGATTTCTCTGACGATGGTGGACGATCATTCTTTGGGTTGCAGACTCCTTTGTCTATCGATTCAAAGCGTGTAGCGATTCGTTATGCTGATGAGGGAGGCGCTACTGCTGATGGGGTCATCTACGTTAGACCTGGAGTATCTGATGTCTCCCTTGGTAATTCGAGATATGCTCAAGTTAGAGTTGCTGTTGACGGAACTCATTATCTCAAAGGTATGGCGATGTACAAAGACGACCTACCGCGTGGGGTCGATCTTATGTTCAACACCAACAAGAGTAACTCAGGCAACAAGCTCGATGCTTTGAAGGAAATGAAGGACGATCCTGATAACCCGTTTGGTGCTGTCGTTCGACAGATCATCAAGAAAGATGCAAATGGGAAAGATGTCGTCACTTCAGCAATGAATATTGTCAATGAAGAAGGAAACTGGGACACTTGGTCGAAGTCTCTGTCTACACAGATGCTTTCCAAGCAAAGTCCTAGGCTTGCTATTTCTCAATTGGCAATGACATATGACTCAAAGGTTCGAGATTTCAATGAGATCATGTCGTTGACGAATCCTACAGTTAAGAAGAAGCTTCTTGAAGAGTTTGCAGATGGCGCTGATTCCTCTGCTGTTCATATGAAGGCCGCTTCTCTTCCTCGTCAAAGCAATCACGTTATTCTGCCTGTTAATTCACTAAAGGATACGGAAGTTTATGCCCCCACCTTCCGTAATGGTGAGTCTGTTGTTCTGATTCGTCATCCTCATGGTGGAACATTCGAAATTCCTCAATTGGTCGTGAATAACAAGAATCCAGAGGCAAAGAAGCTTCTTGGATCTGCTCCCGATGCAATTGGTATTAACAGTAAGGTTGCCGAACGCCTTTCTGGTGCTGATTTCGATGGTGATACTGTTCTAGTTATTCCAAATGGTGGTGGACACGTCAAAACTTCACCTCCATTGGAAGGTCTTAAGAACTTTGATCCTAAAGCTTCTTATCCTCCATACGATGGAATGCGTACAATTGATGGTGGACATTATGTTGCCGCCACTAAGAAGGTTGACTATGGTGATAAGAGACCTTCTGGTAAGAACAAGCAAACACAAATGGGTGTTGCATCAAATCTGATCACCGATATGACTATTCATGGTGCTTCCAACGAAGAAATGGCTCGTGCAATTCGGCATTCAATGGTCGTTATTGATTCAGAGAAGCATGTTCTAGATTTCAAGCAATCTGCTATCGATAATAACATTCGTCAGCTTCAACAGAAATATCAGATTGATAAAACTCCTGATGGTTCTGGAAAAGCTGGAGCTTCGACCCTTATTTCTAGAGCTAAGTCTGAAGAACGAGTTCTTGAAAGAAAGGCTCGGCCTGCTTCTCAAGGTGGCGCTATTGATAAGGCTACTGGGAAAAAGGTCTTTGTAAACACTGGCGAATCTTATACAGACCGTAATGGAAATATAGTTATCAAGACTACTAAGTCTACCAAGCTGGCAGAAGCCGAAGATGCACACTCCCTGTCCTCAGGTAGTGCTATAGAGACCGTCTATGCTAACCACTCCAATAGGCTAAAGGCCCTTGGTAACCAGGCACGTAAAGAGATGGTCAATACCAAGGACAATCCTTACTCCCCCTCTGCTAAGAAGGCCTATGCTACAGAGGTACAGTCTCTCAATGCTAAGCTCAACATAGCTATTAAGAACAAGCCCCGTGAGAGACAAGCACAGCTGATAGCAAACACCGTCATCTCAGCAAAGCGCCAATCTAACCCCGACATGCCCCCAGATGAGCTAAAGAGGGTCAAGAGTCAAGCACTTGCTGAAGCTAGAGTAAGGACTAAGGCTAGCAAACAAGACATTATCATCACTGATAATGAATGGGCTGCTATACAGGCTGGTGCTATAGCACCTAGCAAACTAGCAGAGATTCTAAGGAACTCAGATACTGAACGTGTCAAAGAGTTAGCTATGCCACGCACTGCTGTACTAATGTCATCAGCTAAGACACAGAGAGCTAAGTCAATGATTGCATCAGGCTACACACAATCAGAGATAGCAGATGCTCTTGGTGTTAGCCTAACTACACTCAAGACAGGACTTAGTGAGTGACTATGGCTACACATCTACTAACAACTGTTGACAATCCTTACAATCCTAGCACACAATTCGATGATTGGAACGCATGGGATGTAAGACACGGGTACCATACGCTAGCCTTGCTTGGTAGAATTGTTAATACTTCTGATGATCTCTCTGATACTGATCAAGATCTTGCGATTGAGCAAGCAATTGATGACATTGTTCAAGAGAATGTGTCAGGAATGCATCGAAAGTTCGAAGAATAATTGAAAATTCTGATAGGGGGGAGGGGGTCCCGCAAAACAGACCCCCCCTCTCCAT